ATGCAGAGGGTATTACAGATGAGGTAATTACAGAAAAAACAAACGTTGCAGTGCAGCAGTATGTAGGAACAAATGACATAGCTAAGGTATCGACCAATTACTATGATGCTACTAAGTATGGTGTTTTGCCTACGAATGAGGACAATACAGATGCTTTACAGGCTTTGATTGATAAAGTATATAATGCTGGTGGAGGAACAATTTATATACCTAATGGAGAATACCATTTCAAATGGAAAAAAAGTATATATGCTGTTTTATTAAAGCCAGATGTATCAATTATCGGTGAAAATAAGTACTTAACGAAACTGATAATGGACGATTGCACAGATGTTTCTTATGCATTGTTTTACCGGCATCAGGGAAAACAATACCCATTAGCAAATTGTACATTTGCAAACTTCACAGTAGATGGAAGTGCATTAACACAGTGGGCAGTAAGCGGAAAAGTATTCTATTGTCAATATGTGGAAGACTGTACGTTTAAAGATTTAGTCCTTATTGGGACACCAGCGACAGCTCTTGGTATTGACTATCTCAGTAATGTGCTGATTGACAGTATCATATGTATAAACTGTGGCCGTTTATATACAGCAGGTAGAATTGGTTCGTCCGGTATTGGAATTGGCTGCGGAGGATATGAGAATGAAAACTTTACTATAAGCAATAATATATGCGTAGGATCTGGTCAATATGGCATATTTGTAGAAAACCAACCACTTAATGGGTGGGGCGGCGAATATAATACGACTAAAGGAATGAATATTATTAATAACATTGTCCGTAATGGTCTTAATTGTGGTATCGGTGTACGTGGACAGTCTGGTGTAACTATAAGTGGTAACACAGTATATGGCAATGCAAAGCATGGAATATATACGGATGGATGCTTTTTAACGACCATAAGTGGAAACACGGTCTTTGACAACACAGAAAATGGAATATATGTTAATCCTTCCTTATCTGATGTCCAGGACCTTGTTGTGTCTGGCAATAATATAACTGGTAATAATATAGGATTACTGATAAGCAATAAGACTGATAAGAAGTGCGAGGGTGTTAATGTAGTAGGTAACTATATTCGTAACAATACAGTTGGATTGTCACTTTTTGGGGAGATGAAAGATATATGTATAAAAGGCAATGGTGTCTTTGATAGTATAGATAATTCTGCCATAATAACAGGCAAATCTATATTGGATGCGGATATACCAGAGAACCTTTTTGCTAAATATGAATCTGAATGCAAATATAATCTTGATAGTGCAAAAAGCTATAAATACAAAATGATAATGAATCTTGGTGGTACATATTACCTGTATTGCTCTAACAGTCCTATGTGCATATATAAGAGTGGCGAAAAATATTCAGAGGTATATGCAAAGGATGTCCAGAGGTGCACTACTACAGAAACAGAATCTGACACGCTGGCAGGTATGACATATTCTACAGAACTTGACGATGAATATTCACGATTTGGATCTGTAAATAGGACGCTTAGTCAATTCGTCTGGTCAAATCATGATTTGATACTGTATGGTGCCGATACTGTATTAGTAACAGCAGGAACGCATGAATAATTTAACAAGAGCGGATTAAGTTCCGCTCTTTCTATTTTATAGGTTTTACGGTACGCACAGTGATATGAGAGATTGGAAAATCTATTTAAAATTCATGTTACTCGGTTATATAAATAGAGCTATGCATTGAAAGATACTACCTAAAATGATAAAAAAACAACCAATAATAACTTCTTTTTTCGTTTCTTTAAATGTTTCATTTTGTTTGTCATACGATAGTGCTGTACCTACATATTTAGATTTGGTACATAGAACATTCCATAATGTAGCAACGGTACCTGCTGTAACCGTCAAGATACCTAAAAGAGATAAAATATTGGATAAACTCATATTTATTTATTCCTTCCTTTCTTTTTACAATAATAATATAAATTTTTCAAAAAAAATAGATACAAAATTGTAATATTACAAAATGGCACCACATAATTATTTATAGTATGTAGTATAATAAATACATAGGGAGTAAAAGGGGGATTAATGCAAAGAATATGGAATTTTATAAAAGAGATATTCACGGTTAAATTTTATATAGGCAATAATTATCAAATTTCAAAAGAAGAGGCAGAAAAATTATATAAATTGATACAGAATATGAAATAGAAAACAATGTAAAAAAATAGAGCCATATAGACTCTATTTTTTGGTTTCAATTACTTTTCACAATCAAATTCAATTAACAAAGTTTTAATATGAATTGAACGATATCTTTTGAATAAACGAGAAATAATCCAAAATAAAAGTAATGTAAAAACCCAATGAGTAATTAAAAAAAGCATATATACGCCTCCATAATTCAGATAGATTGGTTAATAGTTGCATATGGCGTTTATAGAAATATAAGTAATTTCTCGGAAAGGCCATAATTACCTCATTGGTAAGTGAAGTATATAACATCCATAAAACCAAATAGTGCGTATATAATAATTTTTACTCACTTAAAATGTACAATAAATTATATAAAATGTCAATTACATACAGACAAATCAAAACAATATACATTAAAATTCTTTAATTAGTGAAATACTATGAGAAGAATTTTTATTATAATAGTACCCATAATTATGCTTTGTTATTAAATATTAATTCTTCTGACATAGTATGATTTTCCTCCAATTTTAGAATAATTTAGAATTATATCATATCTACAAGAAAATTAACATTCATTAGATAAAAAGTATTTATTTTCCCCATTAGTCACCGTTTTCCCTTACACTTAATATATACAATACAACTGATGGGAGGTCTATATATGACAAAGACAGCTATATGTGCAGCAGTGGGAGCAGTAGGCGGCTGTGTTGCGAGCTTATTTGGTGGATGGGATGGTGGAATGGTAACACTTATAACGTGTCAATCAATTGACTATGTATCTGGCTTGATCGTAGCCGGAGTATTTCATAAATCACCAAAGACAGAATCCGGTGCGTTGGAGAGCAAGGCGGGGTGGAAAGGACTATGCCGTAAAGCTATGACCTTATTCCTTGTTATGATTTCGTATCGTATTGATCTGATGATCGGAACTGACTACATCCGTGATGCGGTGATTATTGGATTTACGGCCAATGAGGTTATATCTATAGTGGAAAATGCTGGTCTTATGGGATTACCAATGCCGGCAGCTCTGACCAAGGCAATAGATATTCTTACCAAGAAAGCAGATCAGGAGTAATAATTTCAGGGGACCATAGATTATCTATGGTTCTTTTTACAAGGTGATGTTATGGGAATTGCAAAGAATTTTTTTGAAAGTCTATTTGGAAAATTAAATATAGATAGATACGATGGCAATGTGAGAATTCGTGTTAATTTTATCAGAATGGGTAGACAAATAGACATAGCACAGGACGCTCTTGATGCCCAGGTATGGACTGATGTAAAGAAATATATGCCTTATGATACATATAATCTCATAAGACAGACAGATACCATGAATGCTACAACTCGTGGTGAGGTGTATGTATATGATCCCAATGTGGAATATGGACATTATCAATACGAAGGAGTTCAGTATATTGATCCAAAGTATGGTGTTGCAGGTTTTTATGATAAAAAAAATGATAGATTTTTCAGCAGAAAGGGCGTAACTAAGGTAAAAAGTGAACGACCTTTGATTTATAGTAATCCTAATGCAGAGGCACACTGGGACGAAAAAGCATACAATTTGCATCATAAAGACTGGGTAAGAGTAGCAAAAAGGGCATTGAGAGGATAAAGTATGTTAACACCAAGATATTTGCGGGAAATTATTGAGGCAACTGAGAAAAAAGTCGGACAGATTAACGATTATCTGGTAAGCAGGATTGTTGATAGGATAATTTCTGTTTATGAAAATACAGGGGAAGTAAACATTAATCCGGCATCCATGCATGATGCTTTGAAAATGGAGTCTGCAGGCAAACTTTTTGATGAAATACAGGAAGAACTTGCAAGGCGTATGCCAGAGATACAAAAAGAAGTTAGAACGGCTTTTTATGATGCTGTTGGTAAAATAGATGCAGATATGTATGATTTTACACGCAAGGTTATAGATATAGAACATGAAAAGGGAGAACTTAGAGATATTCCAGGACTTCCGAATGTAACGGATATGGAAAAAGTAGGACTTCCCAGTAGTGCAAAAGATTTGAACCTTACCCCAAAAGAAATACGTATGCTTGAATCTGCTTATAATCGCACAAACGGAGAAATTTATAATATAACCGGTACTACTGCATCAGCAGCGCAACAGAGCTTTATAGATGCATGTGATACAGCATATTGGAAGATAGCACACGGTGTATCATCGGGAGCTGCAATAACAGAGGCAATTGAAGAAGTGGCAGCAAAAGGAATAACAACAGTACACTATGGTAATCGTCAGGATAAGATAGAGGTTGCCATTGCAAGAGCTGTTAGAACAGGGATTAATCAGGCAAATGGAGATATAAAACTAACCAGATGCGCAGAGATGGGGGTAGGTTATGTTGTGGTAAGCGCTCATGTTGGAGCGCGCGTTACAGCATGTGAGGATTACACTAATCATGCGTATTGGCAAGGAAAAGTATATAGTCTGGATTGGAATAGTCCTGTATTGAATAAATATCAACCCACGCAACAGGAAATACAAGAAAACCAGAGGGCATATGGATTTTTGGACAAAATCAAGAGATTTCTTAAGAGATTAACAGGTAAGAAATATGAGGATTTTATAACATCTTGCGGATATGGTCAAATGCTAGGAATATGTGGTATTAACTGCAGACATAGTTTTGATCCATTTTGGGAAGGTATAAGTATAAATACATGGAAACCGATAGATCCGAAAGAAAATAAACAACGCTATGAACTCGAACAGAAACAGCGGGCTATGGAACGTAAGATACGCAATATAAAGCGGCAAAAAAATGCCTTTGATAATGCAGAGTCAAAAGATGAGCAGGTACAAAAAGAAATTAAGGAGAAACGGCGAGAAATAAATAAACTTTTGAAACAGCAAAGAGAGGAATATAGACAATTCTGTAAGGATAACAGGTTGAGTACTGATACATACAGATTACAGATTGCGAAGGTACATGGAATAAATAATACAGATATAATATCAAAACCTATAAAAATACCAGAAGGGGTTGCAAAAATCCGTGGAATGACGGAAGATATTGAAAAGGAGATTCAAAAGGGGTTTGATGATATTGAACATGAATATAATGTGCAATTAAACGTTGATATTAAGAAAATAGATCCAGATGTTCCATTTGAATGTATATATGATAACAGTGCTGACACGGTGAAAAGGTGTATTATTATTAATTCAGCATACGATTTTAGTAGTATTCAATATATAGTTGAGGAATCGAACAGGATAGATTATTTCGCAGGGAGAAGTATAGCAGACTACATAAGACATGAGGCTGCACATTACATGACTGGACTTAATATAACAGGATCGCAAGAATTTGAACGATTCCATAAGACTGTGAAGAGATGCTATGTACCGGGAGTGTCCGGATATTCAGATGTGATGAAAGATGGATTCGAAACGATTGCAGAAGCCTTTGTAAAGATACATAATGGCGAAGCGGTTCCGGAAGAAGCAAAAAAACTGGTAATTCAGCTTATAGAAAGGTGGAAAAAGTAAGTAATGATCAAAATACCTGATTGTTTAATGTGTGAAAATCTGATAAAAGAAAAAGGAATGAGATGCAAAGCATTTCCAGATGGAATCCCCTCTGAAGTTGTATTGAATAGAAAGAAAGAGGGAGAAGTATGCAATCAGGGAATTGGATATAAAAAAGCAGAGTTAAATTAGTATTATTCATAGCTTGCACTCGTCAACACCCTTCCCTATAATATTTATATAGGAAATGATTATAATTCATGATAAGGGTTAAAGATATGAATGAGTATTATTGGTATCCTTGCCCACATTGTGGCAAGAAGAAAATGCAAAAGTTACGGAAAGATACAAAATTGATTAATTTCCCTGCTTATTGCAAATGGTGTAAACAGGAAACTTTAATAACGTTATATGAGCCACCGCGCCAAGAAGCAAACTGATTTCTATTCAGTTGCACTTGGCGTTTTTTATTTGATTTCATCGTATTGTTCGGTTTAAAATTTCTTTCCTTCATTGCAATACGTTTTATAAGGCAGAAACATAGCTCAGAGGCAGAACGGCCGCATGCGGTGCGTTGTGGGTTCGATTCCCACTGTTTCTATTGGTTGGCACAACCTACAATGTGCAAATCGTTGGTGGGAAGAACTCCACCTTAAAAAATCTTAATAACGAAAAGGAGTAGCATATGAAAACAGAGGATTTACAGGCACAGGGACTAAATGAGGACCAGATCAAGTATGTGTTTGCAGAGAATGGCAAAGACATTGCAGCAGAGAAAAAGAGAGCAGATACAGCAGAAAAAGATCGTGATAGTTGGAAGAACAGAGCAGAAACAGCGGAAAACACTTTGAAAGGTTTTGAGGGCAAAGATTTTGACGCTATCCAGAAGGACCGGGACGAATGGAAACAGAAAGCAGAAACAGCGGAAGCCGATTATAAGCAGCAGATTTATGATCGTGATTTTTCAGATGCTCTTTCAACGGCAATGGAATCCTATAAGTTTTCATCAGATTATGCAAAGACTGCTGTTATGGCAGAAATTAAGAGTGCAGGTCTTAAATTGCTTGACGGTAAAATCATTGGTCTTAACGACATGATTGAGAGCATTAAAGCTAAAGATGCATCTGCATTTGTAACCGAATCACAGGAAGAAAAGGCTAAGTTCACTACACCCCCAGGACAGAAACCTAAGGAAGGTACAAAGTATACACCGGAACAGCTCATGAAGATGAAAAATGAGAATCCGGGATTGGACATTAGCCAGTATATTTAAAGAGGAGATGGTAAATAATGGCATTATTTGATGCTAAAAATTTCAATGGTGAGGTATTTGGTGCCTATGTAGATAAGGCACCAAATCTTAAAAGAAATGAATTACTGAAAAGCGGAGCTATTGTTGAGAAGCCACAGTACGCATCTATGCTGCCGGATCAGACAGGTGGAAACTATATTTCCATTCCTATAAAGGCGAGAATCAGTGGTACTGCTGTAAATTATGACGGCAAGACAAACATTACATCGACCAGTAGAAAGACATATACACAGGGTAGAATTGTAGTTGGTCGTGCAAATGGTTGGACTGAAAAGGATTTTTCATCTGATGTAACTGGTGAGGATTTCTTACCTGCTACAGAGGAAATTGCAGAGTATTGGGATGATATTGACCAGAAAACAATTTTATCTACCCTGAAAGGTATCTTTGCAATGACAGGTGCAAAGAATCTGGAATTTGTTAATGGTCATACCTATGATATTTCTGGTAATGATGCTGCAAATGAATTTGATGAAACTACTCTAAATACCGGCATTCAGAAAGCATTAGGTGATAATAAGTCCAAGTTTTCACTGGCTATTATGCATTCCGCTGTAGCCACAGGAATTGAGAACAAGAAACTCGTTGGATACATGAAGTATACAGATCAGGAAGGCGTTGAAAAGGATTTACAGCTTTACAGCTTAAATGGCCGCCTTGTGTTGGTGGATGATGATATGCCAACTGAGGAAGTTGAAAAGACATCATCTGCAGCAGCATATACAAAGTACACAACCTATGTGCTTGGAGCCGGAGCAATTGAATATACCAACTGTGGAGCAAAAAGGCCATATTCTATGAGTGTTGATGACGCAACCAATGGCGGACAGGAAACGCTGTGGAGCAGACAGAGAAAGATTTTCAGCCCCTATGGTATTTCATTCAAAAATACTGGAATTATAAGCCCTACAGATGCGCAGCTTGAGGATGGCAGCAACTGGGAACTGGCAAACAGCAACGAAACGACTAAGGAATATTACCCACATAAGGCTATTGCCATTGCGAGAATTATTACCAGAGGTTAGGAGGTTCGGGGATGACTACTTATGATTTTTACACAGGTAAATATTATGGGGATATCATCCCCGAAATTGATTTTGCAAGGTATGAAAGCAGAGCAGTAGATGATCTGAACGATTTTACATTTGGCAGGTTAAAAGGTAAGGCAGAATATACAGATGATGAACAGAAAGCGGTATGTGCGCTGGCAGAGATTAATTATCAGATATCCGTTGCAGAAAAGGCTACAGGTATTACAGCATCAGGCGGCGGGATAATTAAATCAATGAGCAGTGGTGGGGAATCAGTTTCTTATGATATAGGCAACAACATGATCTATTCTGTGCTGAACAGTAGTAAGGATCAGGCAAAATTGAAATACAATACGGCTGCCAAGTATTTACGTGGTACAGGTTTGCTATATGCGGGGGGAGACTGATGCATGATACAGATGTAACTATTTATAACCGCATAAAAGGTGCAACATACGAACATGACAGTTATATTCCAACCGTGTTACACAATACATCTGTGAAGTACGTATATGGGGCACAGACGGGCACACAGGGGGATACCAATGCAGATGTGGTAATACTATCAATTATGAAACAATATCTTGCAGATGCGGTCTACATTAAACCCAAAGAGTATGCAGCAATGATTGACCATACTGGTATGTTTACACTTGAAAAAGGGGATTTCTTTGTAATAGGGGATGTACAGGAAGAATCTGATATGGCTGATTTTCTATCTTACATGAAGGAGAAATATGACGATGTACATGAAATATTGTCTGTTGCGACATATAATCTGATTCCGCATTGGGAGGTAACTGCAAAATGAGTGATGTTCAGAATAAACCGGCAATACAGCTTGAAGAACAGAAAATGATCGGTAAGGCTGTATTGCTTCTGATAAATCGATATCCGGATTTAAAAAAGATGATGGGAGTAAATATAGCATCTTTTAATTATTTGGATAAAGAAAAAGGTATAGCATTGTTTACATCCAGTGGTGCTGTGTATTTACAACAGGATATTACAGGAGGATACACAGCACAGTATCCTTTTGAAATTGCAGTAAAGAAGCCGACAGCATGTGATGCTGATAGGATAGCCTTGTCAGATTTATTGGATAGTCTGGCATCTTATGTAGTTAAGAACAGAGAAGCTATTAATTTAGATGATGGCAGGACCGTAGACAATTTGGAACAAACTACATTATCTAATTTTGTAGGCAGGGACGGTAGTTCAGACATTTACCGTGTAGGTCTACGATTGAAGTATAAAGGAGTGAATTAGAAATGGGTAGAAGCGAAGGAGATAAGATTGAACGAAAGTATCTGGCACATTTTATTGATGCCGGATTTGGGAAAACAGCGAATTTCGTTCGACTGGGTAAAGATCTGGAAGAATACAACATTGAGTTAAATCCGGATATTGAGACAAAGAAAAATATTTTAGGAGAGTCCACTAATCAGGTAAAGGGTTATGAGCCCCAGGTTACACTTGATACCTATTATGCATACGAGGGCGATGCACTATACAATCAGTTATTATCTATAGTTAACAGCAGAGCAACTGGATCACAGTGTGTTACAAAGGTATGTGATGTGATCCTCGACACGGATGGAACTATTGTAAGTGCGTATCAGGAAGATGCTATTGTGGTGCCTACATCCGTGGGTGGTGGCACAGAAGGGGTAAATATTCCTTTTGAGGTACATTACAATGGTAACAGAACAGATGTAACAGCAAAGGCAGCCATTACTGGCGGCAAACTGACAATTACATCATAAGAGCAGCATACAAATTTATTTTTGTAGTAGTGGTGGGGATAACCTTTCCTTCTCCACCACTTGGGAAAGGATATAAAAATGGAACAGATCAAAATTGACTCAAACGTAAAAAAATATCAGATTGTTGATGAAAATGACACTGAATTGGGTGTAATTCAAATTGATACTACAGATTTTGCTTTTTTTACCAGAGTTAAATCTGCTGAAAAGAGTATTAAGGAGAAGTTGCAGCAATTCAAGGATATTATTGCAGCAGAAAATATTGAATTTGATAATAAATTAGATGAAATCGCAAAATTAGATTTAGAAATCAAATCGGAAATTAATTATATGTTCGGATCTGATGTTTCATCTGTTGTGTTCGGTTGCAAAAATTGTTTATCAATAGGAAGTGGAGAATTATTTCTTGAACGATTTATGGATGCGATTTTGCCTGTAATAAAACAAGACATAAAGAGAGAACGTACTGTTTCAGAAGCAAGAATTGCAAAGTATACAGGGGAATATGTAAAATGATAGGACATTTACCCATAAGTGTTGAGGTAGACGGAACACAGCATAATATAAGGACAGATTACAGGGATATATTGCGGATATTTGAAGCCATATCAGATGATGGACTGTCAAATGAGGAAAAATGGATTGTTACTTTGACTATTTTTTATGAAGAAATTCCTAAAGATACAAAGAAAGCAATGGAACAATTCATATGGTTTGTCAACCGTGGGGAACAGGAAACGAAAATAAATAAAACTGTAAAGCCTGTTTATGACTGGGAACAGGATGAACAAATTATTTTTCAAGCTGTTAATAAAGTTGCCGGAAGAGAAGTGCGAAGCCTTAAATACATGCACTGGTGGACTTTTCTTGGACTATTTTCTGAGATTGGCGAATCTACATTTACGAGTATTGTGAATATCCGTAATAAGAGGAATAAGGGGAAGAAACTTGAGAAGCATGAACAGGAATTCTACAATGCTAATCGGCAGCAAATAGATTTAAAGAGACATTATTCTGCTGAACAAATGGCAGAAATGGAAAAGATAAATAAATTATTGGGATTTTAGAGCCGGAGCCTATGAGCCAGCGCCACAGGAAGAGGTGCGTATATGGCTGGGTATGATGGCACAATAAAAATTAACACAAAACTTGATACAGGTGGATTTACAAAAGGTGCAAATGAATTATCTGCAAAGCAAAAGAGATTGTCTGATCAGATGAATGTACAACGCAATTCTATTGCTAGAATGAAAGCAGAACTTGATTCGCTTGGAAAAACAAAGGTAGCTACACCGGAATTTGTAACAATAGAAAAAGAAATAGAATCCCTTACTACAAAATTAATAGCTGCACAGGACCGGATGGATAAATTCACAGAGCTTAATCCAGGAGATACATCAAGCAGGGCATTTAAGAGTATTGAATATGATGTAAAAACATTGGAGAGCAGACTACGTGAGGCAGAGAGAGCAAAAAACGAGCTTTTAGAAACTGGAAAATCTCACATATCAGGTATAGATACAAAAGAGTATCAGGATTTATCTGAAAAGATTGAACAAAGTAAGAATAGATTGCAAGAGTTGCAACTAAAGGCAAGAGAAGCTGATACAAGCCTGCAGAAACTGGGAAATAACGGGAAAAAGTCCCTTGATAAGATAAATAAGAGCGGCAACAAGTATGGTGACTTGAAAACTATGTTTGTAAGAAGATTAAAGGGACTTATACTTAATTTATTGATATTCAATTGGATTTGCAAAGGGTTCAGAACATTAATAACTGGAATTGGGGAAGGAATGCAGAACCTTGCTAAATATTCAAAGCAGTATAATGCGCAGATGTCTGAGCTTAAGAATACTAATACACAGTTAAAGAATAACTTTGCTGCAGCATTTGAGCCTGTTTTGACAGTAATTATTCCGATATTAACTCAATTATCAGCTTGGCTTGTCAATGTTACAAATAACATATCAAAGTTTTTTGCAATATTGGGAGGTAAGTCATCTTATACGATTGCGAAGAAAGGTACAGAAGATTATGCAAAGTCCTTGGATGATGTTAGTAAATCGGCATCCGGAGCAAATAAGCAATTAGCATCATTTGACGAATTGGAAGTATTATCATCAAATAAAGATAACAGCAATGATACACAGAAAGATATATTTGAAGATGTACCTCTCGATTCATATGCGAAAAGTATTGATAATATCAAAAAAGCATTTGATGATCTCAAAGAAATTTTCGCAAATGGTTTTTTGAATGGGACAGGAGGATTTGATAGTTTACAGGACAGGCTTGAGGATATTCGGAATAGTTTAAAAAGTATAACTAAAAATCTGACAGAAATATTTACGGATTCTGCCGTTGTGGATGCTGCTAAAACTATGATAGATAAAATTGTGTATGCATGGGGACAAATTATGGGGGCCATGTTTTCAAACGGTATTACGATGGTGCAGAATTTAATCGGAGGTTTCGATAAATATTTAGAAGAAAATAAAGAATTCCTAAAGCAAAAGATAGTATCACTATTTGATATTGCTAGTGATATTGCATTAATAGTAGGTAATGCTTTTTCAACATTTGCTTATATATTTGAGACATTTGGCAGCGAAAATGGACAAGCTATAACGGCGAGTATAATTGGAATATTTACAAATGCGTTTTTGGCTATTGTAGAGTTAGTCGGAAGAGTTACTAGAGATATATTGGATGCACTGATAAGACCATTTTCTGATAATAAAGAAGAGATTAAAAATGCGTTAGATAGTGTACTTGGAACAATTGCAAGCATTTTAGGCACATTGAAACAGGTAATAGATGATACTTTTTCTAAAATGAATGAAGTATACGATGCGTATTTTAAACCATTTTTTGAATCAGTGGGTCAAGGTTTGAGCAATTTAATGGCAACTTTTTTAGAACTATGGGGGACATACGGGCAACCATTCATTGATTCTGTAGCGGAAAATTTACAAATATTATGGAACGAGCATTTAAAAACATTAGTGGATAATATTTTGGAAGCTGTGGGGTTAGTCATGGAGCTTTTAATGGAATTATGGGATAACGTTCTGCAGCCATTAATCAATTGGTTAATGAGTTCTCTGTTCCCGTTAGTTCTGGATTATATGCAGAAAGCCTATAACAAGTTTCATGAGATAATTACGCATGTTGCGGATGCAATCAACGGTTTGGTTGATATTGTAAAAGGAATTATAAATATTTTGATAGGCATAGTTAATGGTGATTGGCAGAGAGTATGGGATGGTTTTGGAGAGGTTATAGATGGGACTGTAACAGCTATAAAGGGAATACTGAATTCATTGATTACTATGGTTGAAGGTGTTGCTAATGCTGTAGTAGGCATTATAAATACAATGATACGAGCATTTAATTCTTTATCCTTTGATATTCCGGGTTGGGTGCCAGCTATTGGCGGAAATCATTATGGATTTAATTTAAAGGAAATTTCAGAAGTTAAATTTCCTCGCCTTGCTACCGGTACAGTGGTTCCCCCAGGAATGAGCGAATTTTTAGCGGTACTTGGTGACAATAATAAGGAAACGGAAGTTGTCTCTCCATTATCCACCATTAAGGAAGCAGTAGCGCAGGTTATGGCTGAAATGGGCAGTAACAATGACCAGAGCGGAGATATTATTATAAACATAGACGGACATGAAGTATTCAGGGTTGTCCGGGAGCAGAACAAAGAATATAAAAAGGCAACTGGACAGAGTGCATTTGCATAGGAGGAGATCATGTATAAGGGTTATTTATTAAGAATTGGAAATGAAGCAATACCAGATAAGTATATAGCGGAATCCTCCTATTATGTGACTCCATGCCAGATACAGGATTTGGACAGTTACAGAGATAATACCGGTATATTACACAGGACCGTTGTAGCCAATACTCCATCAAAAGTAGAATTTAAAACTATTGATGGACTTACTAACGAAGAAATGAAAAGTTTATGGGGAATATTTAAAAGAAACTTTACAGCACCGGAAGAAAGAAAAGCAAAGGTTACTTTCTATGTTCCCCTGGATGAGGACTATATTACTGAGTTTATGTATTTAAAGAATCCTAAGCCGCAGATCGATCACATTGACAGCAACACCAACACTGTATATTACAAAGGACTACAATTTGTACTGACGGGGTATTAATTATGTTATGGGTAGCAGATAAGGTAAGGGGTATTTATACAGCAGATAATTATTACCCTACGGAACTGAATACATTACAATTGAATTTCTATGATCAGAAATCAAAACTGTATCCTGACGTAGATCTTTATCCGGCCGGTAAAGTGTATCCTTCAGAAAGGGTAAAAGCTACTTTCACATTTGATGAGAGTGATATTGTAAGCGAGTCTATGACTATCACAGAGGGATTGTGTGATACAGACAAGATAGACTATCGAAGTTGTGTATCTTCTTCTCTGGCAATTGAAATTACAGATGTGCAGCAGGATGTCCAGGACATGGAAATAGAGGTAATTCAGATCCTGACAAATGAGGAGGGAGATGAGGAATATCAAGTTCCCTTGTTTGAAGGTATCGTAGACATTGCACAGAAGAATGGAGATAAGACCAGGCGCAAAATAAAGGCATACGATTATCTATATTACAGATACAATGAGAACATCATAGACTGGTACAATTCACTTACATTTCCAATGAAATGTAAGGATTTGAGAATTGCTCTTTATCGTGCTTACAATATGCCCTATGTGGTACAGGACCTGGTCAACGACAATATATATATTAATAAATCAGATATTGATGAGTTGAATGGTAGAGAACTGCTAAAGATGATTGGAGAATTCAATGGAGCATTCGTTCATATTAACCGTAGCAACCAGATAAAATTCATCAGTCTGGATAGATACAATTACATTTATCCAGATAATTCTAGGCTGCCTGATACGTTTTATCCAGGAGCGCAGACGGATGCTCATGGATTTGAACATGCAGAAGTGTACATAGACTGTGAATATGGAGATTATAGGGTACAGGAAATCAACAGAATTACAGTCAAGGAACAGGATAGTTTGCTTGGTGTGTATGGATCCGGTACAAATACATATGAGATTATCGATAATATTCTTTTCCATGGAATGGATGGTGAGGTAATAACATCTGCATTATCTAATATCTACTCTAAGATTGGTGGAATTTGGTATGTACCTCATAAGACTACGATAAAGGGCAGACCATACGTTGAGTGTGGAGATGTAATAAATGTTCAGATCAGCCCAAATAAGTCTATCGATACCTATGTATTTAAAAGAACATTAAAGGGTGTATATGCCATGAAGGATACATATGAAGCAAATGGGGATGAATATCACAATAAGTTGTATGAGGTAGAAGAATGGACAGAATAAGGCTTACAAATAATGTTACATATCCTATCGAACAGATAGAGGTGTCACAGGATTCAATGAGAATTACATTTCGCAAGACTGTAGATTCATCTACTGTAGATACCAGATATCTAAAAACAATTCGTATAGAGGATAGAAAAGGAAATTTGCTTGGAAAATATGAGAACTTCACGACTGTAATTAAACGTAGCCTTAATCATTTGCTGCTACGTCGAATTATTTATACTGACAGTCAATTGGCAGCGCAAGCGGCTACTGATGCAGATCTGTGTACATATGAATCACAGCAGTCTGTTACTGATTTGGATGTCGAATCTCTGGAGATACAGCAGTCAGATACGGATAATGACATTAATAGTATAGAAACGCAACAGGATCTTACGGATGTAGATGTAGGGCAGATTGAGCAGGGACAGACAATTACAGAAACAGAATTAGAATTATTATCTATGGAGGTATAAAGGCATGGCACTCGGAAAATTTGAAACAGTGAAGAAAAGGTATCAGCAGGGATTTGTAAGGGATGATCAGTTGCGGCGGTATTGGGAATTGGGAGTATTGACAGATGAACAGTATATTGAGATTTACCAGTTGAAATATCCAGGTGGTTATCCTGAAGGATTAGAGCCGACTGAAAGTAAGGAGGAAGATGAGAATGTATGAGAGAGTTAACTGGGAAGATTCCCCATCTACAAAAACACCACTAAACGCGACAAATCTTAATAAGATGGATGCAGGGATATATCAAAATGCTGATGACATTGAAGAATTGCAGAACAGTGTAATTATAGCAAGTTTACTCACGGTACCTAAAGGGGATTTTATTACATATACGGCATCAGGAACACTTGAAACTGAGATTGTAGGGGATTATCCATATAAGGCAGATGTATCTATTGGAGGGGTAACAGCCGATCATAAAGCGGATGTAGTTCCTAGTTATACATCCAGCCAATTAGGTGTTTTGTGTAACCTTAACCAGACAAAATCAGGATATGTGAGATTATACGCAAATGCAGTACCTGACACAGATATAACACTTATGTCGGTTACTTGCATTAAGGCATGCTAAGTAATAGGGAGGATAAAAATATGGTAGGTAACACACATGGTGTAAATTCAAATTTAGTATATGACTTGGGTGCTGGTACCGAATTTGACGTAACCAATATTCCGGGATATAAAAATCTAACGGTTGATAATTTTATCATTGTAGTATCAAATATATCTGTATCTACAGATGTTGCTGGAAATAAGGGTTGGGGAAATTCTGCAGGAAACATTGTCCCCGCAAAGTCATATGATGCAGCCACTGGGAAGCTTGTATTATCAGATTTGACAGCTAAAGCAACTACGCAAAAGAGGTGTAATTTTAGCTACAATAACCAGTTATCTAGCGATCATACAATAACCAGTTCCGGCACAGCAACACTGAATTGTAAAGTGTACTGCATTATTGGGAACATCAAACAAATTATGTAGGAAATATTTGTTAACTTAATTTGAATTTACACCATGTGTGTTACCTACCAACCAGAGAGGAGAAAATATATGAAGAACACGAATGTAACAAAATGGATTAAGGCGGCAGGTGTGCGCGCCTTAAAGACAGTAGCGCAAACAGCAGTTGCAACAATCGGAACTGCAGCAGCAATGGGAGAGGTTAACTGGACTATGGTGGCAAGTGCATCAGTATTAGCCGGTATCTTGTCGGTACTAACCAGTGTAGCAGGACTTCCTGAAGTAAAGGAGGCGTAGCTTATGGCAGCATCAGCAAAACAGGTTAGAAAATTTATTAAGCAGATTGCTCCTATTGCTATTGAGGCATGTAATCAGAGAACAAAGAAGGTATTACCTTCTGTTTGTATTGCACAGGCATGCTGTGAGTCAGCGTATGGAACAAGCACAAAAATGAAAAATGCTAATGCAATGTTTGGTATTAAGGTAGGCAAGAGTAAAGTACATTTTGGAAAATGCTGGAGTGGTAAAGCTTATTCTACTAAAACAAAGGAATGCTATGATGGGAAGACATATGTTAATATTACAGATATGTTCCGTGCATATGATTCTGTACAGGACTCCATAGGAGATTATTATGATATGTTAGGCAGTTGTACCCGTTATGCAAAATGTATCGGCGTAACGGATGCTAGACAGTGTATCACAGCAATAAAAAATGGTGGCTACGCAACAAGTCCGACCTATATCAGTACGATAATGAATATCATTAATAAATATAATCTGACACAGTATGATTCATGCATGAGGAACAAGACTATTATGATTGATCACAATCCATTTGCTGAACCTACAGAGATTATTACAAAAGGCAGCAAAGGAGAAGGGGTAAAATGGGTACAGTGGTATTTGTGGAAGTTTGGTTTACTTACTAAGAATGGACAGGCAGATGCTACACAGATTGATGGCATTATTGGAAGTAAGTCAGAGTATGCAATCAGCATAGCACAGTCACGATTGGGATTACCTACAACTGGAATTGTGGCAAAAATGGATAGAGAAACATTCAAAAAAGTATGTTAAAAGGTAGACCCCGGTGTTTAAAACAAAAGACATCGGGATTTTTTATTATTTAAATAAGGTGTTTAATAATCCATTTTAAAATATTAAAAAAGTAAAAAAATATTGCAAAATAGAAACGTATGTTCTATACTAAAATATAAGAGTGTGGTACCCCTAATATCATAGCCGTGTGTTGCAAAAAAACATTATTTGATATAATATAAATATAAAAAATAAATGTCTTAGGGGGACAAAAATATGGCAGATAAAAAAGTATATTTTTTTAAAGCACGATTATTTGATCAATTTGGAAAAGCGGAATATTCGTATAAAATTATTCCTGAACTTTTCAAAGAACTTCTTGATAATACCCATATCACGAAAACAGTTGGTAATATTAAGGTATTAGACATTACGGAAACTGGGGAAAAATTGCATACAACATTGGATATTTTTAGATATAAAGGGGATCATTTATTTTTAAGAGCAGCTAGGCAAAAACCTAATTTTTCTACAATTGTAAGAGAATATAGTACTGGAGAGGCAACTCCGGTATTACCTGGTGAAAAAGAGGATGAAAAGGGTATAGAAAATTATACATATATTTATATGGATTATGAATATGGAATTCTGTCAGTTGTAAGAGCACAGGGAGCTCCTGACGAAGATGCTATTGTTATGGCATTTGAAAAATATAGTAATAACTACAGTTTGCATTTGGAGGCTGTTCCAAATCCGAATGGAATTGAGAGAATATACAATAAAAACAATACACAAATTAGTGCTGTAAATATTTGTATTCCAACAGCAGATCCTGTAATTGTAGAGCAAATTTTGGGTAAAAAAGGTAGAAAATTATTTGAAGAGACATCAACAGATAATCTTCAGATTTCCATACATATTAGTTCTAAAATTAAAAAAGGTAAAGTTACTGATAATTCAGAGGACTCTGAATATTTAGTCGATTGTCTGAAAGAGAAGCAGCATGATTTTAAAAGTGCATCTGTAAGAGCAAAATATGCAGGAGAAAAATCAAGAGGGTATAACTTATATGATGAAATGTTCTACTTTCCTATAACAATAAGTTTAATTCATACTATAGAAGGAAAAACTGAGTATTTTACATCAGATGATTTGGTGCAGATATATTATGAACAACTTAAAATTGCATATAATAAATCAAGAGGATATCTGATCCAGATAACTAATCGAAATAAGGAAGAGGGATAATATGAAAAAGACGTTGGGAAGATTAATAATTGAGTTACTGATAGCAAGTATTTTTTCTGTTATAATCGGAACCATCGTTGATAAATGTACCAATATTACAATTCCAGATGATATGCGAGGTTTTCAATTTAATATTATTACCATTACGACAGTATTTGCAGGGTTCTCATTTTCTGTATTAGGTGTGCTGATAAGTTTGTCATCAACAGGTGTTATGGAAAGGTTGAAAGAAACTTCTGAATTAAAAACAAGCTGTAATGTGATAACTGATAGCATAGTTTTTTTTATGATAACGTTCTTGGGGGCTCTCTTTTTTATATTAGGTTTTGAACAGCCATTTATAAAGATTTTCCAAATAAGAAAGGGATATCTTTTTTCAGTAGAAATGGGACATCTATTATGGGGAATTATTTTATTTTTGCGTTCAGTGTATAGAATGGCATATATGATTCACTATATATTTGCAGATAGTCAAAGAAAAGCTGACAAAAAATTAAAGGACTTTAATGCTTCAGTGAAAAATATAAAAAAAGAGATGGAAAATTTCAAAAATAATAGTGATGATATGTAGATATACTGTGGCAATAAGAATTATTTATGTATTATTGGTATTCCATTAAATGCAGGGGACACGTTTCGTGCCCCCTTACTTTTATTCTATAATATCAATATAATATGCTCTTATAAACTTTTGCTTCGGTGAGAGCACGAGTAATGCAATCCATTTTAGAAGTTATTATTAAAAATTATACATAGTATGGATTGGGTTTCATCAGTATACTGATTAGATCAATAATCCAACCGATTCCTAATAGACCGACTGTAAATATATATAGGATTCCCATACCTATCTTACCTTCGTAAAATTTATGAGCACCAAATTCACCTAAAAACAGGCACAAAAAGAAGGCTACCCATTTGTCTTTACGCTTTCCATAATATTGAGGAGTGGTATAAACACCCGCAGAGGCTGATGCAGCAGCGGAATTATTATTATTTATTATAATTGGCTGATTTTGTCCATAAGATAATTGCTCTACTTGTTTGCCACATTTAGGGCAAATAACACATTCTATATCTATCTGTTCGCCACAAAATTTGCAGTATTTTTGTGTATTCATTCGTAATCCCCCCGAGTAAGAAAAATTATGAAAATATTATAACATTTTCTGACAAAGAATACTACACATTTTTCATAATTATATAAATAGAGTTACCATGTATAATTATCAAGATTGGAGAGTAGATCAGGAGGGTGCCGGTATCCGTGACTTTCTAAATATATCCGGCGTTGCTCACGTTCTTGCAATTGGCGTATATTCTTTTTACGTGCAGTGGTTTTATTATTGACCGGATTGCAGTAATAAGGACTGGCAGCTTCTGCAACTAAGCATTCAGAGTTTCTTGTAGTAGTGAACATATTTTTAATCTGTAATTCTGAATCTGTAGGCTTTCTGGTTGTATGGGCTATATTGAGATACCATTTTTTATAATCGAATAAAGCTCTATTTGCAGCTTCATATGATATATCAAAATAATCATGTATATCTTTAGCGGTTATTTTTTGATACTTAGAGGTAAGGCACAAGTGATGTATCATTATCCTTGGCGCCAGTATGCAGCTTGCAAAATAATCCGCTTCATCTTCCTGATCCGGTGATGAATGGTCATGATTTAGAAGTATGTGACCTAATTCATGCATTAATGTAAAACGTATTCTGAGATCTGGAGAAGCATCATTATAAAAAATGGTCTTATCTATAATACAGGCATCATTGGATATATTTAAGCATATATTTTTCTTCTTACTATTTAAAGTGCTGTATGGCTTGCATTTATAACCATGCTTATTCAGGACCATTTCGCAGTCGAATGGGAATGCAAAAATCCCACAGATATCATATGTATCTAAAATCAACTTGTCTACATTATCCTTTAAATTCAATGGCTAATCGTCCTTCCGCATTTCATATATAATTTCTGCTATTTCTTCTCTGGAAAAATTCTTTTTCGCATTTCTGGCTGCAAATTCATCAATATCTTTATTTGTGACAGTGGGATATTGAGAAAATGGTATATCATCTTTTTGATTATTATATGGATTTTTTACATATATTGTTTTTTTGTTCTTCTTAGGATTAGGACTTATTTTTTCCGCTGTTTTTAACAGAAATTCCAAGTCTTCATCTGGCATATCCCGCATTTTTTTAACCAAATCGTATGCGAATTTTGAGTGCATATGAATCTCAGGCTCACCCATAATTTCAATATGGACTACATGGTTATAGTTTTTCTGCAATCCTTTATCCAAACCACCTATACCAGAGAATAAATTTGATGCACCAAGATTTAAATTGGGTTTGTTATTTGCCTTATGTTCAGATTGTGTTGAAGGTTGTTCCATAAAGTAATCAATTGGCATTTTAAAATAGTCCGCTACCACTCGGATTTTATCTATACTAGGAGCGCTCTTTTTCCATTTAGAAATGGTACTGTTACCAAATCCTAAATCACGTTCTAATTTACGGATAGATATTTTATTTTTTTCACATAATCTTTGAATTTTTTCATATATGTCCATGTCATTAACCTTCCTGTAGAAAAAAATCTCCAAATTTAATAATAGCTATTGACATGTAGAAAATATTCGCTATAATGTAAAACATGAAGTGAAGAAAATTTTCTACAATGTTTCGTAGCTTATATTCGATATTTGACAAATATATTTTAGAATATTTTCTATGAATAGTCAACACAATTGTCAGAAAATTTTCTACACTTCAAAATAATCGAAAAAGAGGTGAATAGAAAATTGATTTATGAAAACATTGAGGCCATTGCTAAAAAGAAAAGAATATCCATAAGACAGTTAGAAATTAAGGCTGAATTATCTAGTGGAACAATTTGCAAGTGGAAGAAATGTAACCCAACAGTAGGTAATCTAGCAGCAGTTGCTAAAGTTTTGGGTGTATCGGTAACAACATTAATGAAAGGGGCTGTGTGAGAAAGGAGAGCCAATGAATATTGAACAGAAAATTACTTCTATGGAAGTAGCAGAAATGGTCGGGAAAGACCATAAAAATTTATTAGCAGATTTAAGAAAGTACACAAAGCAATTAGCCGAGCTGAAAATTGAGCCGGGCGATTTCTTCACAGAAAGTACCTATATAGATGCGAACAATCAAAGCAGACCATGCTATGAAGTCACAAAGAAAGGGTGCGAATTTATTGCTCATAAGCTGACAGGAGTTAAGGGAACAGAGTTCACAGCAAAGTACATCAACCGTTTCCATGAGATGGAAGATGCGATTAATACAGGCAGTCACAGTTTAGCAGAGCAGGGCATCAGTATTGTGAAATTTGTTGCTGATGATCTGAAAGTGAATACAGCAAGTAGGATTTTAATGTATGAAAACTACTGTAAGGACTATGGTATCCCTACAGGATTCTTACCAAAGTATGAATTGAATAATAATCATCAGTTAAAATCACTGACTGCCCTTTTAGAAGAAAACGGATGCCCGATAAAATCGGCAGCTTTCAATAAAAAGCTTCTTGAACAGGGATTCCTTGAAGAAAGAGAGCGGAAGTCCTCAAAAGGTGGCATCAAGAAGTTTAAAGCGTTGACAGATAATGGATTGAAGTATGGGGAAAACGCTGTTAGTGCTTTTAATCAGAAAGAAGTACAACCTTTATACTATGAAGATACGTTCGGAGAATTTTATCAGTTAGTAATGTAAAAGTGACAGAAAGGAGTTATATGCAGGAATTATTAAACGTGAACGCAGATAGCCAGACGGTATCGGCTAGGGAACTTCATGGAAAATTGAATATTGGAACTGAATTTGCAAAGTGGTTTTCTAGAATGTGCGAATATGGTTTTTCCAGAGAAATTGATTATTCAGAGGTTATCGTCAAAAATGACGAAAACTCAAAGGGCGGCAGACCTGCTACAGATTATGACATATCCGTTGATATGGCAAAGCAGATCTGCATGATCCAGCGAACACCAGAAGGAAAGGCGGTACGTCAGTACTTAATTGATCTGGAGAAAGCGTGGAACAGCCCGGAGCAGGTATTTGCCAGGGCATTAAAGATGGCAGATGCGACTATTGCAAAATTAAAAGGAGATTGTGCAACGCTGATAGCTGATAACGAGCGGATGAAGCCCAAAGAGATATTCGCGGATGCGGTTTCGACAAGTCATACATCTATCCTGATCGGGGACTTGGCAAAGCTGATTTGCCAGAACGGTTATCAGATCGGGCAGAAGAGACTATTTGAATGGATGCGTAACCGTGGCTATCTGATAAAGAGTGGTTCATCTAAGAATATGCCGCAGCAACGATACCTTGAACAGGGGCTATTTGAAGTCAAGGAGAGTAATGTACAGAACCCGGATGGTTCGGTCCGTATTACCAAGACCACAAAGGTTACAGGTAAAGGGCAGGTGTATTTCGTTAATAAGTTTTTGGATGAAGGAAAGAGTGCGTGATGAAATACAAATACATAAACTTGCGTTTTAGAATTTTTGAAAAATTTGATTCAATAACTAAGTTTGCAGAAGCAATGGAAACCAGTCAGACAAGTATATCCCGGAAGTTGTCCGGGAGAGTGGGATTCAGTCAGCAGTGTATTGAAGAATGGGCGGCGATACTGGATATCCCAAGGGAGAAGTACGGAGAGTATTTCTTCACATAATACTTTATAACAAATAATGCTATATAAATAAGAAGAAACAGGATCAGGAGGAAGAAAAAATGCAGGAAGAAAGAACGATAGAAGTCCCTTATGGAGATTTCGCAGATGGACAGAAAGCCATGGCAGATCTGGACAATATCAGAAATATCCTAATTCATGGTGGAGGATTTGCGGATTCAGCGATAAAGGCTGTTTTAGGTCTTTGGAAAGATGAAGAGGACAAACAGGAATGAAACATGCATTAGCATTGTTCGGAATAATTGCTTTCCTTGCGGCGGCAGGATGTACAGAAGCCGGTAACTACATAGGAGCAGTTGTGGCATTGGTATTATCTGGTGTGCTTATGCATCCAGAGATACAGGAAGTAAGAGAACAATTAAAAACGCCCTGGTAAGGCGGCAACCTATACCAAGGCAGATATAACAATTCAGCTACATAGTAGCACATTTAGGAGGATAAGTAAATGGAATTAAAGGTAAATAATTTCAGTGTACCATCAACGATCACATTTAACTTTGAAGAGTTAAAGCAGGAATTAGAGGAAAAGGCGGGTTTTTATACCAATCTTGTTTATACAGACGAGCAGATCAAGGAAGCCAAAGCGGATAAGGCAAGCATGAATAAGCTGAAAAAGGCTCTGAATGACGAGAGAATCCGCATGGAAAAGGAGTATATGAAGCCTTTTTCAGAGTTTAAGGCACAGGTAAATGAGATTATCGGCATTATTGATAAGCCTGTAAATGCCATTGATACACAGATCAAGGCATATGAGGATAAATGCAGACAGGACAAGCAGGTAGCAATTGAGCAGTATTTTGCAGAGATTGAGAAACCAGAATGGTTGACCTTACGTGTGATTACTGATCCTAAGTGGTTGAACGCATCTGTAACTTTAAAATCTGTAAAAGCTGCCATTGATGAAAAGGTGCAGCAGATCATTAAAGATATGGAAATGTTGTCCAAGATACCTGAATTTGGATTTGAAGCAACAGAGGTATATAAAACTACCCTTAACGTAAATAAGGCTTTTGATGAAGCTAACCGCATGGCTGAAATTGCCCGCAGAAAGAGAGAACGTGAGGAAGCAGAGCGCCTTGCAGCAGAAAAAGCGGCGGCAGAAGCAGCGGAAAAGGCAGCACTTGAAGCTACGCAGGTAGAAAATGAGCCGGAGCAGGCAGAAGTAGAACCAGTACAGGATGAATTTATAATGCCGGATTTTGATAACGATATGCCTTTTGGTGAAGAATGCATTATTTTTGAATCCGTTACATACATGACATTCAAAGCACTGCTTACAACAGAGGATAAAACAAATCTGATGCAGTGGATGAAAGACAGGATGATTCAGTTTGAAGTTTTGGAAATGGGGGAATAGGTATGGTTAAGACGGTAATCACATGCGATATCTGTGGTAAAGAAATATCCACTGAACCGGTAACATTTGATATTGGTGTTGCCGGTTTGAGAATGAAATCCAGATTTGGAAACTATAGTCAGAAAAAGATAAGTGAAAACATCTGCAAGGAATGTTTAAAGGAAAAGGGATTCATCATAGATGTTAAGGATCAGGAAGAAATGGAGAAGAATACAGTAACCTTGGAAGATAAACTGTTAGATATTTTAACTGATCTGGGCGTTTCATTTGCGGAGGAATGAATATGGAAAATTTTAATGTTCGTTTGAGTAAGTTACAGGAAGAATTAAAGGCTCCCAAGAACATGTACAACAAATTCGGTAAGTACAGTTATCGTAATGCAGAGGGCATTTTAGAAGCTGTTAAGCCATTACTTGTTAAATATGGAATGGTACTTAACATATCGGATTCGGTAGAAATGGTAGGGGAAAGGTACTATATCAAGGCTACAGCAACGGTACATGATACCGAATCAGATCAGATCATGGTTTCTACGGCATATGCCCGGGAGAGTCTTGATAAAAAAGGTATGGATGATAGCCAGATATCCGGTACTGCATCCTCTTACGCCCGTAAATATGCTTTGAATGGACTTTTCCTTTTGGATGATACCAAGGATGCAGATACGGACGAATATCATAATCAGACACAGGGTAACGGGAATAAGGCAAAAAACGAAAATGCAGCAGAAGAGCAGAAATTTAATGAGCAGGCTGCCAAGGAAATGAAAGAACCGGCTACAGAAGCGCAGAAGAACGCTATTTTAAATATCTGCAATAAGCACAAGGTTAATCTTAATAAGTTACTGGAGAGTAATAACGTAACATTTGAAACCATGAACAGAGAACAGGCGGTATGGCTTATAAATGCATTTAAGAAGAAATACGGTGATGATTAATGCAGGGAATAGGCAATGTAAAGTCCATTACAAGGGATTTTATAACAGGCAAGGCGGCGGTGACGGTACAGTTTGATGCCGTATCACCGCAGGATTTACAGGCATTGTCCAATGAAGAAAAGTACCAGATAACCATAGATAAGCCAAGAAAAAAGCGATCATTGGACGCTAACGGCATGTTATGGGCATGTATCGGGGAGATCGCGGCGACTCTGAATGTGGATAAATGGCAGATATATTTACAGATGCTTAAGCGGTACGGTAAGTACACCTACATAGTTGTAAAAGAGAATGTTGTAGATGCAGTAAAACGTCAGTGGCGTGAATGCGAGGTAATCGGAGAGATTGATATACATGGTTCCAAGGGAATACAGATGCTTTGCTATTTTGGTAGCAGCACCTATGACAGCAAAGAATTTTCAGTACTGTTGAATGGTGTTATTGCAGAAATGCAGGATATAGGATTACAGCCACCGCCAAGTAAGGAAATGCGCAAAGCATTGGAAAGGTTGGAGAAAAATGAGCAGAACAAAATCGGTACTGGTTGATGATATGGAACATTGCATTGTATGTGGCAGCCCTTATATCGAAGTGCATCATGTATTTTTCGGTGCCAAGCGCCCTATAGCGGATAAGTACGGTTATGTATTGCCGCTATGTAACAAACACCATACCGGCAGTGCAGAATGCCCGCATAAGAGCAGGGTAATCGACCTTGCTTACAAATGCATGGCGCAGAAGCATTTTGAAGCGAACAGGGGCAACAGGGCAATGTTTATAGAATTGTTTGGAAAATCGTATTTGTAGTAATCGGAAAGTTTGTAGTAATCGGAAAGGAAGGAAAGCAAATGGCAAAATTTAAAGTGGAAGTAGATCTGGACTGGATGGATTCAGAAACGACTATTGATGATGAAATAAAAGAAGAGGTAATTCGTGGTGCAAAAGATTATCTTTTGAAAAAGACAACTGATGAGATTCAAAAGAAACTTGATGCTGAAATTGGTAAAAAGTTAGTTGAAGCCAGTGAAAAGGTAGAGGAAATTGTTGACGGATTCTTGAAGTCTGTTACTACTGACAATATTTCCAAACTTAGAGTTGCAGAAAGAAAATCTGGCTGGTCAGACGAAATAATCATGACTCCTATCGGAGATTATATAGGGAAACGTTTTGAATATTTTTGTAACGAAAAAAAATATGATGATAGTTTTCAACTAGCTAAATATGACAGAGAAAAGAAATATTCTATGGCACAGGCATCAATTGCCCAATACATTAATAATATTCTTGGAAAGCAGGTGGAAACAATTGTTAAAACCCTTGAACAGACATTAATGCAAAATCTTGCAGAGGAAACAGTTAAGAAAATGAATATCCCACAGGTATTGCAGAATTTACAGGAAAGATATGCAGAGATTGAAAAACAGGGGGATTGATTTATTTGAGTAGAGCAGATTTTACAAATGCACGACAGAGATATGCTATAGAAGCCAAGAATAAAAAGTGTATCCTTGCTGTTAATCCGGAAGTGGACGAGCAGAGCGGCATCTACTTTTTAACCAGAACGGACGAGAACGGCATAAGGCACGCTTATATCGGACAGGCTAAACACTTACTTACACGTCTTGCACAGCATTTAAGCGGGTATCAGTACATAGACCTGTCAATCAAAAAGCATGGTTTGTATGCTGCTGATAATGCTCTTGGGTATGCAGTTAATTTCCTGCACTACCCACAGGAAGAACTGGACGAAAAGGAGCAGTACTGGATTACACAGTATGGCAGAAAGGGATATCAGTTAAAAAATCGTACTGGTGGCAGTCAGGGGAAGGGTAAAGAGCAGATTGCAGAGTACCGACCGGCTAAAGGCTATAGAGACGGTCTTAGACAAGGAAAAATAAACCTTGCAAGGGAATTGTCCGGTATTGCAAGTAAGCACCTTACAATCGGTCTTAGAGAGGATAAGAGAGGCAATAAGGTGTCGGAGCGGCAGTTAGAGAAATTTTACGAACTTATAAATGTGGACTCATACAAGGAGTGAGAGTAAATGTACATTGACATGGTTTATGATCGTTATCAAAAAATGATAATGAAAACATTAATAGGCAGAGGAACGCCGCCTAAACAATATGGTCAGATGCTTATACAGAAGCATAGAAGGAAGAAAAGGAAAAAGTGTAATTGATTGCCTATTGGCATGAGATAAGGTTGGAACACCTACCCGTAGGGTAAAAGAAACCGTTCATTTTATTATATATCACAAAAGCCATTGGAGCCGAGCCGGGGCGGCAATTCCCCGGCAGATAGGAGAAATAATGGAAAAACTTGATTTAGCAGAGATTGCAGGCGGCGCTTTACAGGAAAAGGCACAGGCAGAACATCAAGAATTACTTAGAGTTTGAATTAAGCGAATATAAGCAGTTTACGGTTATTTCATAATACATAATTCCCCTGCCCTTTGGGGTGGGGGAGAAAGGTAAAAGGCAGATGCAGGGAGATTACATAAAATTAAACCGAAAAATTCTGGAATGGGAATGGTGGGGAGATATAAAAACATATAGAGTCTTTACATATTGCCTTTTACAAGCCAATTGGAAGGAAAGAAGCTGGAACGGGATAGCAATTGAAAGGGGTTCTTTTCCTACTTCATTGCCCAGAATTGCAAAGGATTGTTCTCTTACAGAAAATGAGGTCAGAACTGCACTTAAACATTTGAAAAGCACAGGCGAAATCACAGACAAACCATTTAATAAATTCCGCATAATTACGGTATCTAACTATGATTTGTACCAGTGTGATAACAGACAGGATCACAGTCAAATCACAGACAAGTCACAGGCAGTTAACAGGCAGACCACAGTCAAATCACAGGCAAATCACAGGCAATTAACAGCACTAGAAGAAGGAAAGAATAGAAAGAAGGAAAGAAAGGAAGAAGGAAAGAATAATTATCAGCAAATAGCTGATATGTATAATTCCATTTGCATTTCTTATCCAAAGGTCCAGTCTTTATCTGATGCCAGAAAGAGAGCCTTAGGAGCACGGCTTAGAATATATAATCTCGATGATTTCAGAAATTTGTTTGAAAAAGCGGAAGCATCCAATTTCCTGAAAGGTGAGAATGGAAGAGACTGGAGCGCTAATTTTGATTGGCTTATAAAGGATTCTAATATGGCAAAGGTACTTGATGGTAACTATGATTGCAAGACTGATAAACAGCAGGGTAGGCAATTAACAGATGATTTCTTTACAGGAGGTTAACTATGGCATGTGAAATATGTGGAGGATCTGGATTTGTGACATATACGGAAAATGGTGTGCTGATGGCTAAAGATTGCAAATGCCGTGCAAAAATGCTTACAGAAGCCAGAATGAATGCCAGTGGAATATCTATCGCATTTAGGAACAAAACGATAGAAGGGTATGAAGCTGGAGTAAATAAAGAGTTACAGAATGCAAAGCATAAGGCGCTGGAATACATAGAGGAATTTTCAAACATTGAGAGAGAAGAACATAACTCTATTATGTTTCTTGGAAATCCGGGAAGCGGAAAAACTCATTTATCCTTGGGAATAGGAAATAAATTGCTTAATTCTTATGGTGTAGGTTGCATGTATATGCCATATCGTGAAACCATGACTGAGTTAAAACACCTAAATGCAGGAGAATATAAAATCCAATATGCTGAAAAAATGCATAGGATAACCACTGTTAGATTACTGATAATAGATGATTTGTTTAAGGGTACGGTAACAGATGCAGATCTGAATTATGTATTCCAGATTATAAATCAAAGGTATTTGAATAATCTGCCCTTTGTTTTGAGCAGTGAGAAGTCACCTACGGAGCTGCTGGCAATTGATGAAGCAATAGGAAGTAGATTATTACAGCAAGCTAAAGGCAGAGTAGTACACATAAAGGGCAAGGACACTAATTACAGGATTTACGGCGGGTGATGGACAATGAGAAAAATAGAATTGACCAAATCTGAAAAAGAGAGAATTGCACGGCTATATAAAAATGGAATGAACATAAAACAGCTACAGAATTATGGATTTTCCAGACAGAAAGTAAAAGCTGTACTGAAAGAAAAGAATATTGCAGTACGTAAGCAGGGCAGGGTTCACCTAATTGAAAGGGACCTGAAAACTATAGAGTCAGGAACTCCGATTAATTGTGCATCCGATGGTAAAGAATGCATTTACAGGACTGTAGGAAAAAATGAGGGCATTTACTTGTGTGATTACTGCAGCATAACTGGTCATTCGCGTGGTGGAGATCCGGAGCAATGTACTAAGTGGAAAATAAAAGATAGAGGTCGGACGAAGAGTTTCTGATATGCCCCAAACGTCACAGAATCGGTCAGATTAAAATTTTAGGAGTAAAGGCGAGGAATTGCAAGGTATGGCGAGAGATAAAGAATTTGAAGCAAGAATGCAGGGCATGATCTATGCCGCAAATATTGTAAAAGAGCAGGGCATAGAGACTTTGGAACGGGATATTAAAAAGCGTGGAGTATATAAAATACCACTTAATATGTCAGAGAAGCAGTTTAATGAATTTGTAAGTATGATTGGCGAAGGTTCAAAAAATGCAGTATTTGCAATAGTTTATGTTGTACTGTGTGAAGATTTTGGGTTCGGAGAGAAGAGACTCAATAAGTTTGCAGAAGGATTTATAAAGCGTTTTGAAGATGTATTCAAGATGGATTATATGGGAGAACATTACGTAACATTGACTGATTACGCTGTAATGATGAAAGAGAAATACGGATCACTGCAAATGGATATTGACAGAATACAACTGGAACAGGAAGGAAACGACAAGCATAATCCTGACTTTCATAATTACAAATGGATTGATGGCATTATAAAGGTTTTGAATAATAATGGCTATTCAGATGCTGCTATGTTTTTAGAAAATAAGAAAGCTTAATGTGACAGAAAGGAGTAAGAGGTTTGCCGGCCGGCATAAAAGAGCTCTTTACTCCGACAGAATATGGAATCAGTACAGGAAAGAATGAAACGTCTCGGAACACATGAGAAAATAGCTTCATTCATGCAAAAAGAGAAGCAACCATATGAGTTTAAGAGACAATATGCTCAGATCAGAGCGAGGGAATTTGCTGATGAGTGTGATCGCAGAGGATTGAATTATCATGTATCCGTTGGTGGATTGGACAGTATAGTGCTTTATCTGTTTTTGCACGAAATATGCGGAATAGATGCTCCTGGTGTATCGGCATCAACATTGGAAGATAAGAGTATTCAAAAAGTGCATAAAGCTATTGGAATTATAAATGTGCCACCGCTTAAGAGGAATGATGGTACATTATGGACAAAAGCAAGGGTAATTCAAGAATTTGGTTTCCCAGTCATTTCAAAGGAAGTGGCAGCAAAGATTGAATTATTGCAGAATCCAACAGAAAAGAACGCTACTGTACGCCATGCCATTATAACCGGAGAAACTGGAGAGTATGGGGGGTGGCAGAAGAATTCAAAGATGCAGTTGAAACAGAAATGGTTGGAACTGTTTGGTGGGTATGAAAATGAGAATGAAGGATGCAATTATGGAATACCAGATTTCTTAGTTTCATCAAAATGCTGTTACTATCTTAAGGAAAAAAACTGTGATAACTGGGGGAAAGAACATAATAGCGTGCCATATCTGGGATTGATGGCATCTGAAGGTGGTAGACGAGCTAAGAGCTTGCGGATGAATGGTTGTAATTACTTTGGAGCATCTACCATACGATCAGCACCGTTTGCAATCTTTGGTCGACAGGATATATTGACATTGGCTTTAGAAATTGACGAGCTCTGGAAGCATGGATTGAGAGAAAAATACCGTGATCGACTCTTGAAAGAAGGGAAAATAACAGAGCAGTTTGCGGTACCGGAAAGTATTATACCGGAAATCTACGGAACCATAGAAAAACAACCAGACGGAACACTATATACCACTAAGGCACAGCGTACCGGATGCAGTATGTGTGGTTTTGGAATCCATATGGAGAAGCGACCGCACCGATTTGATCAGCTCTACAAGAGTAATCCGAAGGAATGGGATTATCTTATGTTTCACTTGTGCAAGGACAAAGAGGGGAATGATTATGGTTGGGCAAAGGTACTTGATTATATTGGTGTAGGATGGGACCCGACAACAATAGGAGGAACATGCAGAGGACAGGTACGGCTGGAAGATTTTATAAAGGAGTGTGAGTAAATGGCTGTGTGGGAGTATATGGATACATTCCCTGGAATGGATGGTTCGGTGGTGGGTTGCCACTGAATAGCACAGATTTACGAAATCCAAGACCGAAGGAAGAATTTTATGTATATAAGCATTGAACATAAAAATAGAATGCCTTTTAAGGGCATTCTATTCTATCAAGGATTTTAGCTATGTAGGTACCTGTTTTACGAACAATGGTATCAAAATTCTGCAAGACTACAAAAACTATAAAGTTCGTATCATACCTATTGAGAATAGCATAGATTCCTAAACAGATAATTGTAAAAATAATATTAAATACTTTTCGCTTCATAGAACACATCTCCTTTTGTTTTTTGGTTTTTTGGTTTCAAGAGAAATGTGTCTGATGCTTAGAGGAAATAAAAATTTAGAGGAATATTATGGATAAAAAAACAATGACAGTTGGCGAACTAAAAGAATTTATAAACAATTTACCAGATGATATGGAAATATATATCACAAGTAATGATGATATGCCTTTAAAGATAGTTTCGGATATATCTTCCGAGGAAAGAGTTGGATATTATAAGGAACTGTATATTGAAGTTGAAGATGCTAAATAAGGATTTAGGAGAGTAAAAAAAATGGATAGATTAACACAAACTAGCGATAAAGGTGGCGTGGCATTTACTTTTGATTTGGATATTACTTGTAAACCGTCAGAAGCACAAAAAGTATTAAAATTGGCAGAGAAACTGAAGAGATATGAGGATTTGGGGACGGTAGAAGAATTGGACGAATTAACGAGAAAAGCATTGGTTGACAGAGTAGAAAATGTTATTGCTGATTTTGATGAAAGAGAGTTAGAAGATACTGACTTGGATAGTTTAAATCGAGAAGAACTTACTTGTATCTCAGAGAGTTTGCAATATGGACAAGTAGCAGAATTACGAGAGAGACAAGTTAATGGACTTATTCAGTACATTTTTAACAATTTGCATTGGTGTCCCTTTAAAGATGAGGCTAAAATTGACTTCGAAAAGGAGTGCGTAGGCTTTAGGGAAAATGGATGTAAAGAATGTATATTAAGGAACATTGAGCAGCTAAACTGAGATTTAGGAAAGGAAGTAAATATAAATGTTAGTACCAGCAATTTTGTATAAAGAACAAATTACTAAGGAATTTCAAAGATATTTCTACACAACAGACATGATGTATGAAACAGGTTGCATGGAAAATTGGACACCAAACATATTTGATTGTCCAAACGAGAGTCAATTCCAATATGCAATAGTTGACAAAGACGAAAAACTGATTGGTTATTTAGGATATTCGGTTGATTGGTATGCATCTAATGCTTATAATTTCGGATTATTCTCATTTGATAGAGGAAATATTTTGATCGGCAAAACCGTATTTGATAAGTTAGAAGAACTGGTCAACAAGTTTCACAGAGTAGAGTGGAGAGCCGTTGGTGGCAATCCAGCTTGTCGAGGATATGATAATTTTATCAAAAAGCATAATGGAAATAAACATATCTTAAAGGACTCTATTAAAGATAAAGATGGTAATTACCATGATAATATTATTTATGAAATTGTAAACTAAACTACAAAGTTGTGGCATGGATGCCTTTGCCGGAACCATACATTATATAGTTATAACTAAATGAAATAGAGGTGATACTTTGGAGAAAACAGTTCCTATATGGGAAAAAATTACATTAACGCTTGAAGAAGCTGCACAATACAGCGGTATTGGGATTAACAGAATTAGGGAGTTAACCAATAATCCGAGATGTAATTTTGTTATGTATGTTGGAAGAAAAAGACTTATAAAAAGAAAAGAGTTTGAGAAGTATATTTTGAACCAAGTAGAAATATAAACTCAAATGTAGACTTATAAAGCCTTGTATGGTATTATGAAAAGTACTGTATTAAGGCTTTTTCTATAGAAAGGGCTTAACATATGGGAAAAGATTTAAAGGGAAGGGAGTTAGGTGTTGGTATAAGTCAAAGACCAGATGGTCTATACACGGCACGATTTACAAATAAAAAAGGAAAAAGAGTTCAGAAATATTTTCCTAAATTGCAAGAGTGTCGGAAGTGGCTTGCTGATGCTCAATATGCTTGTGAGCATAATGACGTTCTATATGGGGGAGTTCCAACTGTAAATGCATGGTTTAATTTTTGGATAGATTCAATAAAGGGTGAGAACATTAAGTATAACACACGGACGATATATAGAAATCGATATAAGTTTAATATAGAACCGTACGTTGGTGATATGCTAATAAACGAGATCAGACCTCTTCATTGTCAAAATATTCTTAATAATATGACTAACGAATATTCAGATGAAAGTATTCAAAGGACAAGGACTGTATTAAAAATGTTATTTGAATCAGCAGTTGAAAATGAAATTATTATTAAAAATCCTATAACAAAAGGTACAAGGAGCAAGTCAAAGAAACAAACAAAGATTCCAAGAGTTTTAACCATCGAAGAACAGAAAATTTTTTTGCAAAGTGAAAAGGAAATAAACGATATATACTACAATCAATTTGCTCTATTGCTTCAAACTGGAATGAGATCAGGAGAAATGACAGGATTATGTTGGCAGGATATTGATTTTCAAAATCGAAAGATTCACATTTCACGGACAATGGAATATATCGCTAAAAAGAAAATGTGGGAGATTGGTACACCCAAAACCCAAAACGGAAATAGATATATTCCACTGACAAGGGAAGCAGAAACAATCCTTAAAGAGCAGAAAGAAAAAAATAGACATATCAAGGTAATTCCTTTAGAGTTTGCAGATATTGTTTTCCTGAATAAAAAGGGAGAACCTATAAAAAATACAGCATATAATGAACACATCTATAAAAGTTGTGATAAAATAGGAATTAAAAGGTTTTCTATGCATACTTTTAGACATACATTCGCTACACGCTGCATTGAGAATGGCATGAGACCCAAAACTCTTCAAATTATTTTAGGGCACAGCAATATAAGTATTACTATGGACTTATATGTTCATGTTACAGAAGATGAAGAGAAAAACGAGTTAGAAAGTATAGAAGCAAAATTAAAGCTGGTGTAGTAATTGGTGTAGTATGAAAAATAGATTATGCAGAATATGCGTATTTTCAGCATTTTCAAGGAGGTATTAATGAAAAATGAGATATCACAATATTACTAAGGATGATATGCTTAATGGTGATGGATTGCGCGTGGTATTATGGGTTGCAGGCTGTTCACATTGCTGCAAGGAATGTCAGAATCCTATGACCTGGGATCCAAATGGCGGTATTTTGTTTGATGAATCTGCCAAACAGGAGATTTTTGACCAGTTGGACAAGCCATATATATCAGGTATTACATTTTCTGGTGGAGATCCGCTTCATTCTGCGAACAGAGCAGATGTTAAGGCATTGATGGCGGAGATCAAGGTAAAATATCCTAATAAAACAATCTGGCTCTATACTGGGGATTCCTGGGAAAATATCATGAATTATCCTCTGATGAAATATGTGGATGTATTGGTAGATGGAGAATTTCAGATAGATAAGAAGGATGTCACTTTATTATGGAAGGGCAGCAGTAATCAGAGGGTTATTGATGTACAGGCTACATTGGCTCAGGAAGATATCTCAATACCGGTTCTGCACTGTGGCGATCATGATGATATTCCAATGGGCAGAGAGACAGCTACAGCACCTGTCGCAGATATAGAAGAGAACATTGTAAACTTCAAGGGAAGCAGCAGAAAATGCTGTGATGCATAAAATATTTAGAACAGATGGGAGAAAATATGCTTACGATCAAGATTAAATACTTTAATGACAAACTGGAAAAGGTCGCAAAAATTACCAAGGGAAACTGGATTGATTTAAGAGCGGCAGAAGATGTTACTTTAAAAGCTGGAGAATTCAAATTAATTCCATTGGGAATTGCCATGGAACTTCCCAGAGGTTATGAAGCACATGTTGTTCCCAGAAGTTCAACATTCAAGAACTATGGCATTATACAGGTTAATCATCAGGGTGTAGTAGATGGACCGGATCGAGAGACTGGTGAAGGCGGTTACTGTGGTAATGATGACCAGTGGTTCATGCCTGTCTATGCAATCAGAGATACTGAGATTCATTTTAATGACAGGATCTGTCAGTTTAGAATCATGGAACAGCAGCCTGCTCTCAATTTTGAAGAAGTCGAAGAATTGACAGGACCTAATCGCGGTGGTCATGGCAGCACAGGTAAACAATAAATAATATATGAATAAAGAATGCCTCCATGGAACATACTGACATTAATGTATGTTTCATGGAGGTTTTTATGTATCCGGATTTCGAAGAAAATAAAAAATATCTAACGCAGGAATTGCGCGTTAAAGAAAATTTTGACATTGTAAGCAGAGAAATCGTGGTTGGTGGTAAAAAGGCAGTTTTCTTCTTCATTGATGGCTTTTGCAAGGATGAATTAATGGAGAAATTACTGCAGTATTTAATAGATAAAAAGCCGGAAGATATGCCATCAAATATCCAGGAGTTAAGTCAGACTTTACCCTATGTTGAGGTAGACAGCGCTACAGACTGGGATGAAATCATTAAAAATATCTTTTGTGGTGTGTTTGCACTCCTGATCGATGGTTATAAGGAATGTATCTTGATCGATTCCCGTACTTATCCGGCCCGTGGAGTAGAAGAACCGGAAAAGGACAAAGTACTGCGTGGTTCCAAAGATGGTTTCATTGAAACTATTGTATTTAATACAGCGCTGATCCGCAGAAGAATACGCAGTACAGATCTCAGGATGGAGATATTAAGTGCAGGCAAGACCTCTAAAACAGATATTGTCCTGTGTTATATGGATTCCCGCGTTGATCAGGAATTTTTGAGTAAGATCAGAAACCGGATTCAGGATATCAAGGTGGATGCCCTTACAATGAATCAGGAAAGTCTGGCTGAATGCCTTTTTACTTCCAAATGGTATAATCCCTTTCCTAAATTCAAATATACAGAAAGACCGGATACGGCAACAGCACAGATATTAGAGGGTAACATTATCATTCTGGTAGACAATTCGCCTTCCGCTATGATCCTTCCTATCAGTATTCTGGATGCGGTAGAAGAAGCAGATGATTATTACTTTCCACCTGTGACGGGCACATATCTGAGGATTTCCAGATTTCTGATATTTATTATGACTTATCTGCTTACTCCGACTTTTTTACTGATGATGCAGAATCCTCAATGGATTCCGGAACCTTTTGCTTTTATCAAAGTAAGTGATACGATCAATGTCCCTCTGGTCTGGCAATTCCTGATTCTGGAGCTGGCAATTGACGGTCTGAAGCTTGCCGCGATCAATACGCCAAGCATGCTGTCAACACCTCTCAGTGTCATGGCAGCGCTGGTGCTGGGAGAATTTTCGGTAAAGAGTGGATGGTTCAACAGTGAAGTCATGCTATATATGGCATTCGTTGCCATAGCTAATTATACGCACCAAAGCTACGAGCTTGGATATGCAGTGAAGTTCTTTAGAATGATCAATCTGGTATTGACTGCAATCTTTAACCTGTGGGGATATATTGCCGGGCTGCTTTTCTTTATCTTTGCAATTGGCAAGAACAAAATGGTCTCAGGACAGAGTTATTTATATCCACTCATTCCTTTTAGCTTCAAGAAATTAGGAAAAGCCCTGATACGAGGACGATTACCGGACTCCCGGGAATAGTGTGAAAAAACCATATACGGTAGTTTTTTCACACGGCAAATTTGTGCCTGTGGCCCAAAGTTTGCAGGTTACGGAAAGGCATGGTTATCAGTATGAAAAGCGTTTTTCGTTACAAATATCCAGCGGGCAGATGAATTATCTGCCTGCTGGATTTGGTACTATGATTTTGGATTATCAAAAGCGGGGTTGAATGCGTAGAAGTTCTTGGAATCCAGATTATCCTGCACGATTCTCAGACTTTCGCCAAATCTTTGGAAATGAACAACTTCTCTGGCACGCAGGAATTTGATCGGTTCGACGACATCAGGATCTTTGACCAGTCTCAGGATGTTATCATATGTGGTGCGGGCTTTCTGTTCAGCTGCCATATCCTCAAACAGATCTGTAATAGGATCACCCTTGGACTGGAATGTGGTAGCGCTGAAAGGCGTACCGCTGGCTGCCTGTGGCCACAGGGCGAGGGTATGATCTACATAATAATCGCCGAAACCGGATTCTTTGATCTGCTCCGGTGTTAAATCTCTGGTTAATTGATGCACAATCGCACAAA